ATGTGACATAAATGCTTGACAAATGTAGAAGAAGTATGTTATTATATAACCATAAAGAGATGTAAGGCTGGAAGTGGCAGCCATCCATCCTGCCCTACATATTATCAGGACAATTCCCCTACCCAGATTACATAATATATACAGTGATCTGGCCTCTCACCCTACTGAACTTCGTACAATATCCATTATGTAAACTAGATCCGTAGCTAGTTTGTATCTGACTCGTCATGAGATTACGCAATCAGTAACACACCTTACGTATTAAAACAGTTTAGAACATATGAGCTAATCGACTTTGTTGCTCAATGTGCTCGGATCAATAAATAGGGGGGGTATAGGGTAATGGCCTTGTTTATCTAGCCAATTAGGTACATCTACAAAAATTCATATTTTAGTGACTATGGGCCTAGCTAACAAAAAAATTTTTTATATAATTCGTAGCTATTGGTTTCTAGAATGTTATAAAATGGGAATCCTGTGAGTATAATGGTTTTGATAGGCTACAGGCCTATAGGTATTGCTTAATATAAGAGGGTCGGATGGCTAAGACCAACCTTCTTAAAAAGTAAAACGCATCTACGGATGCATAATAATTTTTAGGAGGGTCTAGAATGGAAGACTATACCGACTTAACCAAGCAGATCGAGGGGAACTCGCTCGCATTAAGTGCAGTTGCAGAGATTTTGTCGAAGATGGACGCTAAATTGTCCAGAGACGAAGAATCAGTACTCGCAAAAGAAGAGGCTGATAACAAGGCTGCAGATCGTGAATCATTAGTAGCAGACATTACCAAGAGCGTACTGGAAAGCATTCAAGCACATATGAATGTTGAAAAGGCAGAAATGGATGATGATGAAGATGCTGGTGATGAAATTGCAAATCCAGAACCCGGAATGGAAGCAGTGCAGGAACCAGTATTAGCGAAAGAGCATACTGATGAACATATGCATGATGAAGAAGAGAAAGAAGAAGAAGACGATGATATGGAAAAAGGAATGGGTAAAAAATACTCAATGAAATCAGATGAGGATGGAGAGGATATAGAAAAATCCTTACGCGAAAAAATCGCTGACTTGGAAAAAGCCCTAGAGGATACCGATGGTCGAATTGAAAAGGCTGTCGCGCGTGAATCAGAGGCTAGACTCAGGAAGATGGGCTTCCGTGAGGAAACAGGGCTAAAAGCTCCTGTATCACGTTCCCTGACCCCTGCAGGCACACAAGCTAGTCTTGGTGTAGAAGAAGCTCCTTACATTTCGAAAGGTGCAGAACCTACAAACACAGAAGACGTAATATCACAATTGTCCCAATTAAGTTTTAAACAACTTAGGGACATGCAAGAGCAACTTGAATCGGGTAACACCGAGGGTATTCCACAAGAGCTCTTAAATAACTAAACTTAGAATTTTAAAAGGAGATTAACTATGGCTAATCCATCGTTACAACAATATTTAGCAGAGTCAGAACGCGGAATCATGGGAAACGTGTTTGGCGCTGATTATTTAAAGAAACAAAGCTACTTCACCGTGGACGCTGCAACCGGCATCTTCAATGCCACATACGGCGCAAAAGTGTGGTCGGCTTTGAACAATCAAACCAGATTCTTCAACGCGATTCCTAGAACCGTTTGGGGTAACTCAGCCGGTTGGAGAGTTAGGACGGACCGAGGATCTAACAGATCCAGACCGGTCACCGAAACAGGATCCCTTCCCACTGTGGACATATCGAACATCGAAACTGTGAGCTCCCTTCCACGAATCGTGGGAACGACATTTGGAGCCTCAGTGAAGTCGATATTTTCTTCTGGATTAGAAGGTGGAGTTGGAGATGTTCTGGCTTTGGAGTCGGAACAAGCAAGCATTGACCACGCAAAAGAAATCAATGAAGAATTGTTGGCAGGTTCTGCTTATTTAACATCAGCAGGAGCAACGACCACTTTCACAGTCCCGGCCTCAATGGCAAAAAATTTCAAGGTCGGAGATGCTGTGGCACAATATGACGTCTCCGCTACCGGACATGATCGTCAGACTGGTTCTGTGGTCAGCGCAGTGAACGAATCGACGGGCGTTGTTACTGTCGCTACAGGCACCACGTTCGCCGACGGTGATATCGCCTACGTCTTCAGCAGAGCTGGATTAACATCAATTGACGACATCGTAATGCAAGATGGCGCCGCAGTCGGTAACCAGACTTCCAGAGTACGGGCTTATGACTTAACGATTAATGATCGGGCGGCAGGCAACTGGAATGCTGGCGCTAGTGTTTCCTATAATGGCGGCACGGGAAGAGCACTGACTCTCCAATTAATAGATAACGCTATACAGGCAATACGAGAAAACGGGGGGTCGCCAGATTTGATCGTGTGCGGTCACGACCAGTACTACGCCCTTGAAAGACTACTAAATACCAACCAGAGGTATATGGGAGTTGAAGAGGTAGTTGTAGGAGTTGGAAAAGAGAAAACCTTCCCGGGGACGAGAACCGGCCTAACATTAGCAACATATCAGGGCATCCCAATAATTCCTGATGCTGATGTAGCTAAATCCGTTGCAACTAACGACGCAGTTTTGGGAAGCAACCTATACGTATTAGATACATCTGCCTTAGAGGTGGCGGTTGCCCAACCGACAACATATGTTGAAAATCGCGATTTTTATGCGGCGAATTCCTTAGTAGTAAGAGGGCTCATTTATACAATGGCAGAGCTCAGATGCTATAACATGGCTATTCAAGCAAAGGTAGCAGACCTTAACTAAACTTGACAGCTAAACTAGGTTACGGAACCTATAATCTGGGAGTGTGGATGAAATACTCTGCACTCCCGGAACCCTATCAAAGTGTAGTGAATGGCTTAATTGTGAGCATCAGAAATTGAATAAGATCAATATAAAAATAAATACGACATTTAGGTAGGTATTATTTAATGGCTACTAATACAGAAGTAAACCTCGCTATCTACATGGAACGACTCGACGCGTACATTGAAACGCAGTCCCAACTTAACGCAACTTTATGTGAACGGTTAGAGTCGTTGGATACCGAGCTTGAGGAATTAAGAGGCTGGAGAGCGCGCTTGTTAGGTGCTAAAAGCCTCGCATTATTAATGGGATTTATGCTCGTTCACGGGGCAGCTGTTATAGGATCACTTATGGCAGTCACAACATTCATGAAAGATTAACTTATAAGGAGTTCTTAACATGCCTAATCAGGATAGACACTCAGACTGGACCGGGTGGGAAGTAGATCTTAGTACACGACAATCTACTCATGCGTACACCAAATATAAACCATTTAGACAGGCTACTTCCACCACGGCTGCAACACTATTAACTTGCGCTAAGGGTGAAATTGCAACGAACTGGGTATCAAACCCAAGAATTGAAGCTACAGACATTTCTATGTTCACTGCAACAGGCTCTGCGATCAGCAGAGATACTGGCCAACAATCTATAGGGACCGCATCACTTTTAGCTAACCCTGCAAACAGCGCTGCTGGAGAAGGCTGGTACTGGGAAAGTCCCAAGTTACCATTCAGTGCTAAACCTCAATACATCAGTGTTCAATTAGAACATAGGGGGGCTTCAGCAAGTGGAGCTGTTAAACTTGAAATCAGAGATGCAGCAGGCACTACAGTACTGGCCACCTCTGGATCTTCCGACTTAGCAACTAGCTGGACACGAGTTACGGCTTCGTACTCTATACCAGCATCTACCGCTTCTGCAGCATACAGACTGTATTTAACAACTCAGGCGCAACATAATATAAATTTTTACTCGGATAAATTGATGTTCGAGGCGCGAGAAGATACCACAGACGTAAGTACATACGTTGATGGTGATTTTGGGTTAAACCATGAATGGACTGGAACCGTTAATGCTTCTACATCCATCAAACGACCCGATATGACGCAGATTCGTGGCATTAAGGTAACAAATGAGTCCTCTACCGGAGCAGAAATCGTGTACGTCTCTCTAGACATCACTGCGACCTCCTCTGTGGGGATACCCGTGGGTGCAGGTGAAGCCTTTGAAACACAATTCCCGATTGCCTTTAGTAATAAGGTAAGCGTAGTGGCTGCACAAGGGACACCAACGGTCCGCGGTGTTATTTGGGGGGTTTAAATGACTGATATTAATATGGATATGTATCAAAAGCTGTCTGAGAATGCTGCGCCTATTACGGTTTTAGAGAAACAGTACGGGTCTACAACCTTAGATGACATCTCTGAGGCCCTAGAAGAGTTTGAGAAGCTATATAAAGCGGGTATCGCATCGGAAGCAGAAATTTTATGTCTGTCTAGAGCGTATCCGGACAATGAATTATATAAAACTGCCGCCGCTGACATAGAAGTAGCGCCGATTGTTGTTGGTGGACCTGCTTCTGTAGAGGTTATTGATCGTGAAGGACATCTAATTACGACAAAAGCATTAGAAAAAGCGTTTACCGTATTCATGAAAAACTTCCGAACCCGGAATACCATGGTGCTCCACTCTGATGTTCAGGTTGGCTGGGCCTTACCAGCATATATTAGCGAGTCGGGGCAAGTATTTAAATCGGGTGTAGATCCTGAGCAAGGATTATATTTTATAACGGAGTTGCGAGGAGACACAAATATTGCTAAACGGGTACTTGAGCAAATTGATGAAGGCATTTTGAAAAGCTATAGTATAGCTGGTTCAGCCGTCAAAACGCAGTCACTGATGAAAAATAATTCACCTTATATGCAAGTTGATGAACTTGAGCTTAGCGAGATAACGGTATGTGAACGTGGTGTAAATCAAGAAGCTCATTTTTCGTTGTTAAAAACTGAAGGAGTTAATTCAACACAGACTTGTACGGACGGAAGTTGTTTAGTGACTACCGACCACACACATAGACTAGATGCTAGTTATTCAAAAAAAGACAGAGCAAAATCAACAAAACCTTTTCATGAATCTACACGCATATACAAAAGCGATAATACCATTGATTACCGAAAATCGTTAGAAATTTGGTTAAAATTTAATAATTAGG